ACCATGGGAAAGTGCGGGGAGTCGTCTCCCGGCACTTTGAATTCTTTGCCAGCGGTGAACGTCCACCTCGACCTCCCCTTGTAGTAGTTGCCGTCATGGCGAGCGGTGAGGTCGAGTCCGACTGCATCCGATGCCAGATCGAGCGCAGCGACGATCTCGGCATTCGGAATCAGTCGGTAGGTCTTGGGAGTGACGGTGTTCAGTACGTTCCCGTACTGATCCACCAGAGCTCCGAATCGGCTGGGCGCAAACATGCGTTCAGCCGAGTCTTCGCCCTCGCTCAGCATGAGCGTGTGGCGCTTCTCGGGATCGTTGTTGCGAATCGTCGTGCCGCGATCCGATGCCGGATCGACGGTGCTGGCGATGTACATCGGCATGATCTCGACGTTCACGGTCCTGATGTCCTCACGGTTCTTAATCATCGTGCGTCCCCTTTAGGGCTGGGTGGTTTTCGGTGACTGGGTAGATGGACAGATGTGCGAACCTTCGTTTCGGCCAGCTGTCGTAGCAGACGTCCACATCAAACACGTCTTCTCGTCGGTCTACCCAGGCTTCGACCAGAGGCGCGTCCTCTGGTCTGCAAGCCCAGGCAGCAACGGAGATGCCGTCTGCGGCCTGACCCCATCCGGAGAGGAAGGAGTCAGTGCCGTAGACGAGCACGGTCAACGTGTTGATCTGATCGTCAGATCTTCTATCGTTGACTCGCGACTTCATGGTTGAATTGCCTCCGCATGTAGATGATTCGTTGTCCCTGGAATCGGAGGAACCGGCGCATCGCGTTGATGATAATCTCACGCGAGAATGCGTTGTGCGATCGCTTCCATCCATGCCAGTGGATTCCGATTCCGCTCTCGTTGTAGCCTGCGTGCAACAACGCGCGGTAGATCAGGGAGCCGTGGATGTAGTTCTCCTCAAGGTGGCTCCATACACAGTCCTGACCCATGGGGTACTCATTGTTCTCAGTCTTCATCAGACATCCCCAACAGTCCCCGTTGCTGGGTTGCGGAAGCTCATCGAGCTTCTTCAACGATCGGATCATGCGATCGATCATCTTCTTGAGATGCTTCTCATCGTCGACCGCAGAGCTCGCATCGTCTTCGCTCGCGTTCGTGATTGCTCCGTGTTGGTCGACGATCATGCCGTCGAAGAACGGCGTGTCTTCGTAGCCAACGTACCACACGTGGTTGTGCTGGTAGACACGCGCGGGGGTGAACCGGTTGATGCGGTCCTTGGTCGTGTACGTTCTCCAACCCCCGGAGTTTAACACGTACGTGCCGTCTTGTCGAACGATGATGATCTCAGTGGCATGCAGAATGATGCCGATTGAGTCATCTTCTTTGCGGTACGCGTACGTGTTGTTGGCCAGCTTGCGCCGGTCCAAGTGCGGATACTGGTCCAGCATCCGGTCTAGCTTTGCGTAGGTGTGCATTGCTTAGTCTCCCTTCTGGATGGTGACGATCTGCGGGGTGATGTCAGTGTTGTGCACCATGTTGATGCTGTTGATCAGCTGGAGCGCCTCATCGGTGTTCAGCCAGTTTTCAGCGTGCACGCGTTCGACGAAGTACTTGTGGACGTACACCGGTCCGATCTTGGGCGTGAACAGCTGGATGGGCATGCCAGCGGTCTTCCGCGTCATGATCATGATTGACTGCCGGTTCGTATCGACCTCAACAGTATCGAGTTCCATGTCATCGTTGTTGATCGAGCGGACGATGATCTCCCAGTTGTTTTCGATGTCGTGCTTGAGATCATCGTAGCTACAGGAACTGCATCCATCGATGCTGACTTCCAGTTCACCGTAGGAGAAGGAGAACGAATCCACGTCTGGATCGTCACCGCAGCGTGAGCAGGTGACGGTGCATGACGTGTTTTCGATCTCCTCTCGGACGAGCTCATCCCAGTCGAGTTCCCGTTCCATGTCGAGATTCATCTCGATCTTGCGGCATACCGCATCGGTGAGGTTGCTGATCTCTTCCGAGACCACGGTACGAACGAAGTCACTGATGTTGTCGCGCAGCTGGTCGAAGTTGATGCTCATGATTCTTCCTCTTTCGTGAGTTTGCGCAATTCGATGTAGTCGAATCGCTCGGTGGTGCTCATCTCTTCCAGCGGCATGTCGTAGTACATGTCGATGAGAGCTTGAGCGGCTTCGGCTTCGGTCTCATGGACCGACCACTCGGTCGCGTCCATGTACCCACGGGCACTCAGTCGTGCGCCGTATCCTTCCACGCGTTCGATCATCTCGACATCGTTCCATTCGATGTCGAGTAGAACGTCTTCCGGGACGGCGTACGACTCGCCGCAGCGAGTCGTCACCTCCCAGAACGTGGATTTACTCGTGATTACTGGTCGCATGAACGACATTGGTTTCTTCTTTCTTCTTTGCGCGAGCCAGTTCGCTATCGAGACGTGCCCACACGTTCTTCATGAACTGGTTGCGCGTGTACTTGTTCGCGTTGGTGACCAGCCCGATGTAATCGAGGAGATCCTGGCGGGTCATCGGCGCGTCGACGCATTTGCCGTCGACATTCTTGGTGCGCAGGCAATCGAACACGCGTTCGTAGATTGCCAAGCGTGCCATCCACTCATCCACGTTCTCTTCGGTCAGCGTAGGCAGGCCGATGGGGATGGTGTAGAAGGTGAGCGCGTAGAGGGTGGGATGCATGTGCGTCTCACCCTCAAATTCGTAGACGCGCTTATCTTCGGGGATCTGGGTGTGGTTGTAGTGCAGTGCCATTCCTTACACCTCCAGGTTGAACGTGTCGAAGATTTCCTTGGCCAGCCGTTCGCGCGAGTAGACCGGCACCTGGAAGAGCTCGTCGTAGAAGAACCACAGCGGCATGGCAACCTCGCAGTCTTCTTCGTACCACCCGTCGTGCGAACGGATGTGCTCGGGCATCCGCTTCAACTGCTCGGGTGCCACCCAGATGCCTCCGTGGCGAGCGGTGCTGACCATGATGAGACCAGTGCCGATGTGCTTGGTCTCTTGGATCTCGCCCCACGGCGAGTGCTGGTAGGTGCGCGGGGGGAACTGGCTGGCGGGTCCATCGTGGTACGGGCTTTCAAACATTGCGTAACTCCTCGTTTAGTAGTGACTTGGCCTTCTCGCAGAACTTCTCCCAGCCCCGATCGAACTGGTCGTGGTAGTGCCCATGTACGCGGAACATGTTCCCGTCATGGTTGAACACTTCGGTGTGGACGATGTAGGGTGTGACGACGTTTTGAGCATCGTGGTAGAACACGATGCGTCGATCGCGCAAGCCATCCACTCCTTTCACGACTCTGGTTTGCGCGATGTACGCGATGTTACTCATCCTCGTCTCCTTCCAGGTTGAAGGACACGGTGTGGCATCCATACGGGCAGACGTACGCGTCATGCCCGCCATTCGAACACTCACGAAGGTTGAAGACGTGTTCGATCACCGTGTCCTGGATGAGATCCTTCATGCCCTTGTCGATGAACATCCGAGCAGTACCAAGGGCACGGTCATACTGCTTGGGGTTGAACGAATATCCGTTGGATGACCTGCTTGATGCCGACCACTCGGCATAGATGATGGCCAGCGTTTCGTCTTTGATCCGCCGGATGTTCTGTTCAACATTTCTCTCACCGGTGGCGGTGTGGCTCCATTCCCACGTCATGACATTTCCTTTCGTTGGCGCACTTTCGACCTCACCTAATAACCCCCGCCCCCGCCCCCTGCTTAATCGGCAGTGCCCGACCTGCTGAGTTCCGTTGATGCAGAGGGGGCGTTGCTGGGAGCGGTTGGCCCCCCTGCCCGACTGGATTGCCGGGTTCAGGGAGGCCGTGCTGGTGGCGGTGAGGTGTCGGTTGTTCATGGCTTTCCTTTCTATCGGGGGTCGATGAAGACCATGAACATGGCGTTGGCACTGGCGGCACTGAGTGTGGTCCAGAACAGCGCCTCGTTCTGCGTCTGCGTGATGGTCCACATGCAGAGCATGAACAGCGGGACAATCAGCACCAGGGACACCCTGAATGCCCAGAGCCTCTTACGGCTCGGGCCTTCGATTTCCTTTGCGCAGGAGGCGCAGGTCCAGCCGAGGCGGGTGTCGATCATCGTCTTCGTGTTGGCGTGGCAGAGGGGGCAGCAGTTCTGGTTCGACATCGGATTCTCCAGTCTCAAGGGGTGAGTGGCGGGGACCGGAAGTGGCCCCCGCCTATCGTGGCGGTTAAAACGGCAGGTCGTCTTCCTGCAGCGGCATCTCGAACTGCAGTGTGAGCGGCTCGTGGTCTTCTTCGAAGTAGTCGTTGCGCATGACGTCGTGGTCATCGCCCCCGCAGCTGGGGCAGGGGATCAACCCGCTGCAGGCGGTCAGTTCAGCTTCAGCGGCAATCGAATCATCGGCAGCGACGTGGGTGGCGGTCAGAATCACGGCTTCGCACATTACGCAGTAGAGTTCGAAGTTGCTGTAGAGGCTCATTCTCGTTCTCCTCTTTGGGGTGGGTTCTGATAGGCAGTGCTGACTGCTACTGCTGATGCACGGGAGGAGGACACTCATGGCAGGGATTGTCAGCTGAAGAATCCTGTAAAATTGCTTCAATTTTGCGGGATTCTTTGGTTGACAAAGGGGGCGAAATTCGGGCTTCCCGAATTTTGCTCCCGGCCCAACATGTGTGTCATCATCGCGGGCATCAGTAGTAGTAGTCATTGCGAGGCGAGCGGGTGGGGGGACGCTCTTCGGGTGGGGTGTCGAGCCTGGAGAACTAGAAAGCGACACACAGTGCCTACAGTCTAAAATCCGAGCCCGGCGCAGCGGGTTCGCTTTGCGTGTGGTGCAGTACCCTGTTGTGCTACATCGCGCGGTTCCGCTGTGCCGGGCGGAAACGAGGGGAGCGAGCTTGTCGAGCGGACCGAAGTTAGTGCTATCCTCTAACAAGGTCGCGAGCTTGTCGAGTCGACCGAAGTTACTGCTAGATCTGCAGTTGCGGCAGTGACGAATGGACAGCGCGGGGGCTGGGCCTTGCAGAACAGGAGCGACAAGCGACGGCCCACGGAGTGGGCTTCTGCATGGGCCAGTTTCCGGGCTGGGAATGAGGAACGTGGTGCAGCACATGCTGTCGAACGTGCACCGGGTCTTGGCCTTATCTAGCTCTGTAGAACGTGCGTGCCCGGCAGCCTAGCCTATTATGGTGCCCCAATACTGAGGTGCTGGCAGTGATGGGGGTTGGTTCTACATCTGAGTGGGTTCCAGGAGCGATGTAAGTGGTGCTGGTAGCAGTGGGTTAGCATGGAGAGATGGTAGTGCTGGTAGAGATAGGGAGTATAAACCCTTCCAATATAATAACTTATAGCTACTGAGTAATGGTACTGAGTAACATACCTGTACTGTTATGTAGAATGTTACTGAGTTCCCTTCTACAATACTGAGTGTAATGTTTTGCAATGAGGTACCCCCCTTAAGTTACTGAGTTGCTACCCCTATAGCGTCCCCTGGTGACGGATCGATAAAGGTAATTATCTATGTAATTCCATTTCCCTAATTCCATTTCCCTAATTCCATTTCCCTGAATTAACTTATGTAATTCCATTCCCGTAATTCTATTTCCTTAAACTTAGTTACGTTCTACATATAGGTAATTCTAGTAACGTTCTACATTAAAGTAATTATAGTAATTCCAGTAACGTTCTTCATTCTACATCCCCAGTACCTCCCCCAATACGCCATTAGCGCGCCACGCGCGTAACGCACGTACGCGCGCGTAAGGGGCTGCCGCGATTTTCCCCCTTGACGCCCAGCCCCTCCCCAGCTATTCTGCCCCCCGTGGCCAGTTCCGGTGATCCCCGGTCGCAGAAAGGATCGCAGTGCTCCGACCGATTCCCAGCCTGCTCGCTCCGAAACGACGGTTTCGGCCCATCCGCCCCGGCCAGGGCGGGGGAAGCGCGACTGGAACCGGCCACACCACCCGGAGGAACGCAAATGGCCGGTAACCGCCGCAAACGCCGCAAACGAGGAATCCTGGCCAATCGGCCCAATCGCCGACTGACGCCCCTCCAGAAAGAACTCATCATCCAAACCTACGCTGCTTGCGGCTCGAAAGCCCGCACCAGCAAAGAACTTGGGGTGACGGAGAACACAATCCGCAACGTGCTGCGGGAGGCCGAAACCGATATTTCCCTCCAGCGAGCTCGCGGCAGAGCCCTGGAGTCCCTGGCCGGGAAAGCCACAGCCGAAGCCGAACGGGTGCTGGGCTCCATCGACGACGACGACCTCCAATCCGGCCAATTGCCCACTTACCACTCCAACGGAGCATTCCGCTCGGTCCAGGAAGTTGGACCCGGATTGCTCGACAAAGCCCGCGCTTTCGGCATTTTCGCCGACAAGGTGGCGGCACTGCAGCAGGCCCGTGCTGCGAATCTCCAGGGTTCCTCCGACACCAGCCAGCCTGGGGATACGGGTCTGCTGCTGCCCCAATCAGTCGAAGACGCAAAGCGCCAAATCGCCCAGAAAGTGCGACGTCTCCGCATCGTCGACGTGTCGTTCTCCGAGGGCGAGACCGGACAACGACTCGACGATTTGGCGCGAACCGCGCGGATTACCGACCAGGACATCGAAGAAGCGGATTACGTCCCGTTCGGTACTGGACCGGATCCGTTTGATTAATTCGCGGGGGTATCAACCTTGGGTGGGGTCGACTAGCTGCATGCTGCAGCACCCCCGCGAACGTACTCCGGGAGGCTACGGAGTGAACCATGGAGCCGCTGATCGACTGGACAGCATTCTTTGACGGCCTGAGCGACTTCATGCTGAAAGTTGGTTGGTGGAACGCCGCGCTCGCAAGTGCGGCGTTGATCGTTTGGAAGCACGGCTATCCGTGGCGTAAGGACAAGCCATGACGTCCCTGACCGGTGCGCACACGCTGCAAGAACTCCACGAGATCCTCCTGGAGTTGCACCGGTACGAGCAGGCGTTCCAGCAACAGAAGATCGTGTTCTTCAAGCCGAACCCCCAAGGCCAGCAGGAAGACTTCTTCGAAGCTCAGACGAGCACAGTGCGCCTCGTTCTCGGCTCTAACCGCTCCGGCAAGTCCGTCGTCGGCTGCATGGAAGCGATCTCGCACGCACTGGGATTTCGCCCCTGGTACCCCGAAGACCACCCACTGCGCGTTGTGCGGCTCTCGGACGGCAATCCGATCCCGGTGCCGAACGTAGGACGCATCATCGCCCAGAACTTCGAACAAGCCATTCGCCAGACCATCATGGAGAAGCTGCGCGAATGGATGCCGCACGGCATCGTCAAGAACACCGAGAAGAACACACGCGGCATCACAACGTGCTACAATCTCTACAACGGCTCCAAAATCTACCTGATGTCGAACGATCAGGACGATATGGCGTTTGAGGGACCAAACGGCCACTGGTTCTGGGCAGACGAGCCGATCGACTACCGCAAGTACACCGGACTCAAGCGTGGCCTCGTTGACTTCAACGGCCACTGCTGGATGACCATGACGCCGTTGTCCCAGCCGTGGATCAACGATGTGATCGTTCGACGTGCCAATGAGCCAGATTCCGGCGTGACGATGTTCAAGTTCTCCGTTTGGGACAATTGCATTGAAAACGGCGGACATCTGTCGCGTGCTGCAATCGAGGAGTTTTTGGCCGATTTGCGCGAAGATGAGCTTGAAGCACGTCTGCACGCACGTTTTCTGCATCTGGCCGGTCTCGTCTACAAAACCTGGGAACCTCGCCCGCCATATTGGATCGACCCGTACGAAATCCCCGACAGCTGGCCACGGGTGCAATTTGTCGATCCGCACGGACGCAAGCCGCTTGCCCTCATGTGGGCAGCCGTATCGCCGGAGAACCAACTCGTCGTGTACCGCTCCGTGTTCAAACGTGAGTTGCGCACGGTGGCGCAGGCGGCTTCGTACATCAAGCACGTAGAAGGTTGGGGCGAGAACGACATCGCTCCGCCAGTCGAAGCAGAAAACGTGGTGCTGCGCATCATCGACTGGTCGGCTGAAGAAGAAGAACGTACCTCCGGCACCTCTATTCGCACCAAATTTGCCGAACACAACCTGTTCTACGTCAAAGCGAAGAAGCACAACTCCGCGTACGGCTACGACGCTATCCACGAAGCTCTGCGGATGCCGGACTACGAATGGTCCCAGCCGGGTATGGTGGTGTTCAACACCTGTCACGATGTGAAGCAGAACTTCATGAACTTCTGCTACGACGAGCACCAGTCGTCGCGGCAACGCGACATCAAGGGCGAGAAAGAGTCGTATGTGAAGAACAACGACGATTTCATCGATCTGATCCGTTATTACTACCAGCACCGGCTCACGTACAACATGCTTGCTCGCGAATCGCGCAAGATGTACGATGCACGCGACAAGTGGGAAGAGAAGCAGCTGGAGTCGGCTGGTAACTCGTTGTTCAAGCGTCCCGGCGTACATACCGGGTACGGCGCAGGAGGATACTGATGGCTGATGACCTCAAGTTCACGGCCAGAGTGCGCGTGTGGCTGGAGAAGAACGAATCGACGATCGTCAACCAGGAATACCTGACTGAGGATCAGACGTTCACCGAGCTCACGAATCAGCGTGTAGTCATCGCGGTCACATCTTCTACGACAGCTGGTCTGGTCCAGGAAATCGATTTGGGCGGCGTCGATACCGGATACGGCCTGTTCGTGGAATGTGACCGCTCAATCTTCGTCGGTGTGGACGACAGCACCAATCTCATCTCTATCGGTGACAATGGTTCGATGTTCCTCACCGGCAGCTTTACGCACGTATATGTGCGGAATGACAGCACTACGTATCAGGCCACAGCTACGGTGCTGGTGTTCGACAGGAGCACGTCGTGATCGACATCACACAGGAATTCTCAGAGAAACGCGGTGCGGCACTGACCGAGTTGATCGAGAACGACATGCTCGACCACATGCCGCGCTACGATCGTGTGCGCGAGAATCGCGAACTGTACCACGGCACGGCCACGTCCATGATGCCGCTGCCGTGGGATGGTGCCAGCAACATCCATCTGCCGATTCTGATGGAGAAGGTCGAAACGCTGGTGCCGATGCTGCAATCTGCGTTCTGGGGTGTCGATCCCATCGTGAACGTGGAACGAGCCCCCGAGGAGTACTACGCGGAACAGACGCAAGACATTGAAACTTACATGAACTTCGTCATCCGCAAGGACATCCCCAACATCTACGAGACCTTCGAATCCTGGTTCCGCAGCATCGGACTGGACGGCATGGGCCACATCTGGCCGCGTTGGAAGCGTACAACGCGCATGGTGTCGGAGGTCCATCGCATCAAGCGGCTTTACGACAAAGACGAACAGCAAGGGCAAGGCCGTATGCGCGCACCTGAGGCGCGCGAGAAGCGTGTCACCGAGTTGTTGGCGGACCTGTTCGGTGAGCCCAGCGCGCATACGGGCCTTGTCGATGCACGCCCGCTTGATGGCCCCAAAGATCCAACTGACGAGGAATTGGCACAGATGGAGGCCAATCCCTTCGACACGCGCTGGCTGGTACGTTTCACGGAGGATCGCATCCTGTACGTCGGGTATGTCGAGTTCCAGCCAGCGCGCCACCTTGACGAGATCGAAGTGCGCGTGCGTCGACGCATCATCGAACGCGAAGGCGTGGAGTTGTCGTGTGTGGAGTACGACAACCTCGTGTTGCCGTTCCGCGCACGTGACGTTCAGACAGCCGATCGTGTGGCTATGCGGTACTGGCTGACGATCGATGAGGTCGAGGAGAAGTACGAGTCCGGCGAGTGGCAGTTGACGCCGGAGGAGATGGAGATGTTGCGCGGGTTCGGCAGCCGCGAAGACGATTCATCGCATCATGATCCTGGTCTGCAGGACCAGAAGGACACACACACTGGTACGCGCAATGTGACGCAAGCCGAGAAGAAGGTGACGCTGCCTGAGGGCTACCGGGAGTACAACAAGAACAAGATTCAAGTGTTCTACGTCTGCTTGCGGGACGCACCAGAGGAAGGCGGCGAACGCTGTGAAGTCATCTACCAGATCGTACACCCGTTGCGCCGAATTGTGCGGGCCGATTATCTGGACGAGCTCTATCCTCATGGAAGACGCCCCTTCATTAGCGCACGATATATCCCAGTATCTGATCGAGCGTATGGTCTGGGATTGGGTGATCAACTGGCAGCCATCAACCTGGAATGCAACACGATCATCAACTACGTGAACAACACGCAGGAGTTGATTACCAACCCGTTCTTCTTCTACGAGCCCAGTGCGATGTCGAACGACGCCAAGGGGCTTGAGGGCATTGTGCCGGGCCAGGGCGTCCCGGTGATGAACGTGCAGGGAATTCTGTTCCCGCAGTTGCCGCAGCAGCCTGAGCGGAACATGGAGGTGATGACCAGCCTGCTGATGTTCGGCGACCGGCTGACCATCACGCCGATGCACGGTGGTTCGACGCAGATGAAGAATGCGCCGCGTACGGCACGCGGCACTGGCATGCTGCTGGGCGAGGCGCATGTCAAGGTCGACATGCTCATCACGCGCCTGCAGCTGGGTCCGTGGACGGAGCTCATGGAGCAGGTGCATGGTTTGCATCAGGTGTTTGCTCCGGACGAGAAGTGGTTCTACGTCACGCGCGAGACCAACCGGGTGCCAGTGCGGCTGTCGCGCAAGATGCTGCGCGGTCGCTACGAGTTCTACTTCAAGGGCAACACGGCGAACACGAACCGCTCTATGCTCCAGCAGCAGGCGCAGGTGCGCTATGCCACGCTGATGGTCAATCCGGATTACGCGACCGATCCCAATGCGCGGCGCGAGTTGACGAAGGACTTCCTCAAGTACTGGGGTGACGGGGCTGACCCTGATCGGTTGTTGCCAGCTAAGCCGGGCGAGGGATCGTACCAGCATCCGCCCATGTCGCAGAAGGACGAGAACCAAGTCATGCTGCAGGGTGTGCCGGTTGCGGTGCTGCCGACTGATGAGGATGCCGTGCATCTGGCGGACATGGACGCGTTCGAACGCACGCAGGCGTTTGAGATGATGCCGCAGCACGCAGTCGGATTGTACGCATCGCACAAGGCGGCGCACCAGGAGCAGCTGCGGCAGAAGATGCAGCAGCAGCGCATGAACGTCAGCCCAGGTCAGGGCAACAACGTGCCTATCCAGACCGCAGAGCCTGGAGCCGACACCAACATGATGGAAGGTGGGCTGCAGCGATGATCTGGGCGTTCTTGGGCGGCATGTTTGTCGGTAGCGTGCTGACGGTGCTCGGCAGCGTGATGGTTGTCAGCGGCAGATCAGACAAGGATTGGTGGGAATGATGAAATTCCCGGAGCTTAGCCAGCATCCCGAATACCGAGAATTGTTGGCGTACGTCGGTCGTTTGGTTGACAGTGCGCGTGATACTGTGGTAATTGAATCTCAGCGCGGCGATTTGATTGACATCAAGTACGCTGCCGGACGACACGCTGCGTTGTACGACATTCTCAATTCGTTGCGAGGAGACGAACATGGCGTGTAAGAAGGGAAAGCCCAAGGGCAAGCCCATGGGCACGAAGAAGAAGTAACCACTCCATTCGCGGCCCGGCGTCAAGGGCAGGAGTAGCATGGAAGCCAACATCAACCCCGCTCTGACACAGAGCGCACAGGACGTACCGCCGGACTCGTCCTCCGGACAAGGTGGGCAGCCGACCGGTGAGCCTCAGTCTGCCAGTACTCCCGCTCCGGATGCGGGTCAGGGCGCTTCAAGCGGCCAGTCCGGTGATGCAGACTCGGGTCAGTCGAAGGAGCCACGGACACCTGACAATGTGCGGGGCGAGCTACTGCGCAAGATGGACCAACGGGACCAGCAGCTTGCGGAGAGACTCGCACGGTTGGAAGGGATGATGCAGCAGGCAGCGCAGGCTGCACCCCCCGCGAAGCCCGAGACTTCTGCGCAGCCGACACGGGTGGAGGACATGACTTCTCAGCAGCTGGAGGCGTTACGCCCTCAGGTGCCGGAGGACAAGCGTCCTGAGCTCGACCGGCTGATCCAGCAACGACGTGTCGACGAGCAGGTCGCAATGCGTGTAGATGCGAGACTGGCTGACCAGAGTCGCCAGCAGATGCGCATCGAGGCAAACAAGACGGCCTACGGTCGGTGGCCGGAGTTGCGGGATCCCGGAAGCCAACTCTACCAGGTGACGAACCAAGTACTCAACGAACGTGGCAGCACGGTGAACAACGACCCGCGAGCTTTGCTCGACGCAGCCAACGAGGCAGGAATGCGTCTTGGGCTGCATGCCAAGTCTGTTGAACGTGTGTACGGTGCGGTCGATGTTCCGTCCGGATCAGCGCCGGTGAACACTGGGGGTTCATCGCGCATGAGCAAGGACGAAGCAGCACAGATCGCGCAGCGACTGCAGAACGCGCTTCCAGGTGGAAAGAAGTTCAACCTGGATCGTGCCGCTGAGTTGCACAACCAGTACGTTGAGAACAAGGATCTCTACATCAAGTAGGTGGTGAGCCATGCCTAGTCTGGCACAACAGAAGCAGAAGCTGGAGACCGAGAAGGCCGAGTTGGAGCGCAAGCTGGCCGAGGCGGAGGAGCGCGAGCAAGCTGCTCTTCGGGAAATCGAAGACATGGAAGCACGCGCTGAGAACGCCGAAGCTGAACTCAAGGCCAAGACCAAGAAGATGGTCACCCACTCGGCACCAGCAGGCAACGCGCCGGTGCACGAGCAGTCGCAGCCTGAGCCGCAGCTGCTCTACGATCCCTTCGATTCCAAGAACCCGCACAAGATTGTGAAGCACCCCCCTGGCGTGAGGCTGGGGTGGAAGAATCCCACGTACCGGGAGAATCATCGTGGGTGGCGCGGCTGGATTCCCGTCAAGTACGATAGCGATATCGGGCGGAATCTGAAGTCGTACCTCCTCGACCCCCCGCGTAAGATGGCGCATCAGGACGATGACATGGTGCGCCGTGGTGATGCGATCTTGTGTTCGCTTCCTGAGGAGATGTGGCAGGCACGTCAGGCGGAGCGCGTTTCGCGTGCGAACCGCCAGCGGTCGGCTCATTCGCAGGATCTGCGGGCCGACAGTGCTTCCGAGCCTGCTTCGGGTCGTGACGCCAACAGCGTAGGGGGCCGCACGATGACCTCCTAGTAGGAGGTTTGACCGTGGCTTACGACAACAGCAATAGGGGACTGCGCGGGCTCAGCCCGGTGTCCAGCGGCAAGGCTGGCACTGCCCCTCGCGTGCGAGAGTACGCGATCAACACGACCAATGCCGCATTGGTTGCAGAGGGGTGCCTGCTGTCTTACGACGGCACTACGGGCGTCATTCTGCAGGCTTCGGTGACCACTGGTCGGCCCCACACGCTTGGTGTGGCGGCCAATACTCCGGCCACCGGCGATAGCGTCGTCAAGGTGTTCGACGATCCCGATCAGGAATACGTCGTGCCCATCGATGGCACCATCACCACCACGGTGATCGCCAACATGCCCGGCCTGTTCACCGGCGTGGTGAGCAACACGCGCAATGCGACGACGCTGCGCGCCAAGACGCGTCTGGACATCTCGGCGGTCACGTCGGCTGCTCTGGTGACCCAGGGCGATCTGATCCAGATCATCCGGATGGAAGACATTGTTGGCCAGACCAACAGTGGCACCAATCCGACGTCTCTCAACGCGCAGGTGCGAGTGCGGATTGCTCCGCATGCCCACATCTACGCCAGCAGTGCGCAGCTGCGCAACACTTAGGAGGTGAGTCATGGCTCTCGGAGGTAACCCGATGTTCCGGGCACAGTACGCCGATCTGTTCCTCAGTCGGCTCCCGTTCATCGATGAGATTCTGTTCGAGCAGTTCGATGCGCCGTCGCTCACCTACCCTCAGGTGTTCCACGTGCGGAACTCGACTCGTGCGTTCGAAAACGTGACCGGTATCACCGGATTCGGCACGTTCTCGTCCAAGAGCGAGGGCGATGTGGTCGACTACGACAAGCTGCTGCAGGGGTTCGACACGCGCTTCGTGCACACTACGTACGCGAAGGGCTCGCAGATCTCCATGGAAGCGGCGGACGACGACATCGATGGTGCAATCACCAACATCATGCCGCCTCTGGCGCGCTCGGCTCGTTCCTCGATCGAGATCACGATCTGGAACGTCATCAACAACGGATTCGGCACCACCACCACTCCGGATGGTCAGGCGCTGTACTCCGATTCGCACGTGCTCGTCGGTGGCGGCACGTACGACAACCTCGTCAGCGGCGACCTTTCGATCGCCAACCTGGAAACGGCGCTCAACATGTTCGATGACATGGTGGACGACCGTGGCCTGCCGATCGAGAACTCGGCTGCGATGATCGTGTTCCCCACCGATTTGCGGTGGTTGGTGCACGAGATCCTGAAGTCGGACTTGCGGTCTGACACGGCCAACAACGCCACGAACGCCTTCAATCAGGTCGGCCTGGGCACCGTGATGTCGAAGTACCTCACGGGTCCGGACGACTGGTTCCTGTTCTCTGCTCCGGCGGATCACAGGGTGATGGTGTACTGGCGTATGGAGCCGATGTCCGATCACACCATCGACTTCGACACTGGCAACTACAAGACGAAGATGACCTACCGTCTCTCCACCGGCGCTGCCGACTGGAGGAACACGGTGGGTGGTCAGGGTGCGTAACCAGGGAGGTTCGACATGAGTCTCACCCGGTTTTACGATCGCCAGACTGGCGTTGACGGGCCTGTGTCCGGCGCACTGGTAGTGCTGCCGGTCACTGTGGCTGCTTCCGGGGCAACCACCCCGGAGTACGTCGTCAACCTTCCTGCTGGCATGAGCTTTCAGGTCACTGATGTGCTCATGTCGGCTGCGGTCGTCACTGCTACCCCCACGATTGGCATCGGTGATACCGCCAGTGCGACGGCCATCGTCAATACGACGACGTTCTCGTCCACTGCGGCGGCTCTCACGGTTGCCGATGGTGCGGTGGCTGCCGGTGACATCATCAAGATCACCATCACGTCCACTGCGAGTGACCGGCTCCGTGAGGGCAACGTCACCATCGTGGGCTACGTGTCCAGCCCGCCCACTTCGGTGGGTACGCGACCCGCGTAGCTAGGTGTGATGCGTGAATGAGCGAGGGCCAGTCGGCCATTGGCTGGCTGGCCCATCATCTTTCGGGAGGCAAACCGTGAAAGAGTTTCATCCGAACGAACAACTGACGACAGACGTGGCGTTGACTGGATCGTCCGACACGATCGTGGCGCGCCGCAGTTCCATCAAGCTGTCAGACGGCCCGAAGATCATGGTGTGCATACCCATCGGAGCCAAGCCTGTGACGACGGTACTGGAGTGCCCGCAGTGCAAAGAGCGCGGCGAGCCGAACACCAAGATGGAAGTGGATGAGGGGTTCCGTCCGCAAGGGATGGTGCCTTACCAGTTCATGATCCAGCAGATGAACTGGTTGCCGCCGCTGAACGTGACGATGGCGTACGCCTTCAAGACTGGCATGCGGTCGGCCCCCGCGCGTCAGATCATGACCATGGATGCGCTGCAGCATCCGACCGTCAAGTACATCTTCTACGTCGATGACGACATGATGATCCCGCCCATGGGTCTCTACCAGTTGTACAACCTGATGGAGCGCCGTCCCGATTGGGGCGCGGTCAGTGGCGTGTATACCACGCGGCAGGATCCCCCGGAGCCGCTGGTGTATACCGATCACGGCGAGGGTGCGTCCTGGGACTTCGAAATGGGACCGGGTGCCGAGCCTACCAAGATCATGGGCGCGGGGGCTGGCGTGCTGCTGGCGCGTGTCGAGGCCATTCGTTCGTGGATGGCGGCAAACGAAGGCATCCCCATCTGGGCGGACACGTCGGAGTTCCCGGCTGCCAACGGCGGGCGTGTGACGTGGGGCCACGATGTGCGGTTCATCAGGAACCTCACCGAAGCTGGGTGGCCTTGCTATGTCGACGGCACGCTCATCTGCGGCCACTACGACATGAAGACCGGCAAGGTGTTCTCGGTGCCAGCTGACGCGCCCGGCTTCCGCAAGCGGGCGAAGAACAGTCAGTCCTACTGGGATGATGTGTACACGCGTGAGGGTGCTGACACGTGGCGCAAGTACCCTGAGATGTTCAAGCTGGTGCTGCGGGCCATCAAGGGCTCGTCGCCGTTTGGCGATAACGACGGGGTGTCGGTGTCCGACCTTTTCCATCGCCGGCTCATCTGTGAGCTCGGCTGTGGCCCAGGTGTGCTCGGCTCTCAGATCGTCGGCAAGTTCCCGGTGCTTTATACCGGCATGGACCTCAGTGGAGTGGCTGTTGCGCAATGCCATGCGCGTGGTCTTGACGCCGAAGTGGTCGATCTGAAGAAGCTGGGTGAGGGCCAGTCTGGGCACACACTCAATCAGGCGACGGATGTCGTGGCCACAGAGCTTCTGGAGCATCTGGATGATGACGCCCTGACGTGTGTGATGGACCAGATTGCGAAGCGGAAGAACATCAAGCGGCTGGTGGTGACGGTGCCGGACGAGTGCATGCCTCCTGAAGAAGTGCCCGAACACGAGCGCATGTTCACGGTCGAATCCATGCGGCAGCTGCTGCTGCGGTATGGCTGGACGGACATCAACATCCAGCCGAAGAAGAACGTGGACGGTGCGCACATGGTAGTGCTGGCGACCAGGGAGTAGCAGATGGCAACGTTTTGGGTCAGTACCTCTGGTGACGATGGCAATGCCGGTACTACGTACGGTACCGCCAAGGCTACGCTCAAGGGCGCGCTCCTGATAGCAAGCCAGGGCGATACGGTTAACATGGTCAACGACGGAGTGCACGATGCGTATTCGTCGACTGATCGTGGTGCCGTAACCAATTCATTTATTGGCACCGACTTTGACACCGACCCAGCTATTATTATCCAGGGTACTGACTCAAGCGGAAATCCTGCCGTTACCACCATCGCGGCTGGTCCGACCAATACGTTCTTCGTAGTGATTGCATGGTTGGCGGCATACACGGTTATCCGAGGCTTGAAGTTCGACTACAGTGCGTTGGCCACGACGGCTGTTACAAGCCAGCAGCCTATTTACTGCAACGGACAGGTCGCCAGCATCAAGATAACCGAGTGCCAGTTCTGGGGAACATCGGCGCTGGGCGACTCTATTACTAACAGTAGTCTGCTCACAGCACCGATCTTCCTTGGTGCTTCTGCTGGAAATACGGCCGATCACGAGTTCGAAGTATCGTATTGCTTGTTTGTCAACTGCAATGTGCGTATGCCTGGAGTTGGTCGTCTAGGACATAACTTTCATCACAATATCCTCATCAACGATGCAGACACTAGCTCTAACCTGTTCAACCTCAACATCCCATTCGGCACGTCGCTGTATAACAGGTACTACAACAACACTATTATCCAGAAATCCTACGATACGGAAGAAGCTAAAAGTATTATAACCGTAGCTGGCAACAACACAACGTTCGCTGCCTTCCACAGCAACTTCTTCTATGTAGACGCCGGTACAGCGGCAGGTGATGTCGATACATTTTCTGGTCCAGTGCAAGCTGGCTACGTAGCCGCTACACAGACCACCAGCGTTATCACTATGGGCTATGACGCGTTCGTGTTCGGCCCCAATATCGCACCTGATTTCGGCAGTTGGGGTGCCAGTGATGGCTACGGTTCATATCAGTTCTCGCCAACGTGGAGGGCTGGAGGAGCCAACGACACGACTACACTGGAGCCGACGTCGGTGTCTACGTTCAGCCAAACGTATGGAGACGTGTTTAACGATACGGCCAGCACATACCTGTGGGACACCGGCGACTACAGTGTAGTTCTGCCATTTGATCTGCGGCCGACATTCGCGCGCGACGTGGGCCTTGACGGCAGGGCGGCTGGCGCATTGGCTGACGGACTCAACCTGTTGCCCGTCGTATCTGACTGGAACGGATTCTTTGACCGGCTGGAAGTGGTGGTTGGCGATACAGTGTCGGTGACGGCTGGTGACGGATTAGATACGTGCTGCTCCGATCCAGATGGCGACACGCTAACCTACAACGTGGTCGACGACGTGACCCACGGTTCGCTGACGTTGAACTCCAACGGGTCATTCTCATACACACCCAACACCACGTACGTTGGGTACGACGCATTCTCGTTTGAGGCATGTGACGGCACCACCTGCATATCCGTCATTCCGGACAGTAGCACTAACCCGCAGGTGTACTTGTTCGTCAGCAATGCCACGCCGGTGATCGATAGCACGCTGTCGTACACTGTTAATCAGGGGCAAGTGTTGAGCGCCACTGCGGGTGCTGGGCTTCTGAGCAATGCTACAGACCCCGAAGGACTGACGCTAGTAGCAACAAACCTATCTACTCCCGCGCACGGCAGCGTGACTTTCAGCCAGACTACGGGAGCATTCACATACACGCCCAACACGTGGTTCGCTGGGAACGATTCATTCACATATCAGGTGTCGGACGGGGCCAATACGGCTGATGGGTCCGTGCTTATACAGGTGTTGCCGGTGGAGTCGCCTGATGATCCTACGGTGCTCATCGATTCGTTCCCGTTCTTCAGGCCAGTACTCAAGGGGTATGCGTCGTCGCAAGTTCGTATTCAGCGTAATACGAACCGTGGGTACATTGATCGTCGGCACTATCTGGATGAGACATTCTGGAATGAGTCTACTGTCAGGTATCTCCAGGTGGATGCTGCAAGCAACGTGACCATGACGTTGGGTGGGGTGGCTGAAACACAAGCTCTAATGCTGCAGACGGACCAGCAACTGGCGGTGACGGTGGTGTGGAATACAGACTCCGGCACTGATTCCTTCCAAGCTACTGTCGAGGGATGCATGATGTTCGATCAAGCGCCCATCTCTAGTCTGAATGTGAGTAACACGGCGTCGACTACGGCGAACGTGCACCTGACGGTGTTTGAGTAAAGGAGAGAATCATGACGGCAAGACCGCATCGTACGAACCTGAATCGGCGCAGCAATCTGACGGAAGAAATCACTGTATCGTTCACGGCGGCTGGTACGGTGACGAGCACGTTAGACTTGCCTGCATCTGCTTGGGCTATCGGTCTGGGTGTGCTCGTGTCGACCAGTGATGGCACAGTGACGATCAAGGCGGCTCCGTGGGCTGATCACGACCAGACTGTTGCTGACGGCAACTTCAAGTTCCTGAAGACCGGTGCGACCACGGCGACCACGAACATCACGCTCGCGGCGACCAGCACTTCGCTCGGTTATACCGGCATGGTGGTCCCGGCTGGTGATCAGTACGGGGCGGCTGCGCCGATCATTTCTGTGCACGGCAGCCAGTTGACTATCACGGCAGCTGGGACGGCCACGGTCGTCATCGGCTACACGGCGGCGGAGTGGTAGCATGAGAACAGGATTGCAGGTCATCCAGGAGATCCAGGACCGGCTGGGCGACCGGCAGGCTGAGACGATCGAGGGTGACGTCGACAAGAAAGTGCGTAAGCTGCTGCGGCTGCTGAATCGGGTGCTGAAGAATTTAGTCAGCGCCGAGCAGTGGCCCATGCTACGCACCGAGGGGACGCTGGTCACCAACGCACCGATCGAAGAGGATGTGCTGGTTGACCTGACGAACGGTTCTAACGTGGTCACCCTCTCCAGCTTCGACACATCCAGCGTCACGTTTGCTGCGAACTACGTCCAGTGGGGAATTCAGTTTGGCAAGGACACACCGATCTATCGCATCGATGAGGTGGTGTCCCCTACCCAAATCAAGTTGAACCGCCCGTGGCTGGGCGACACGGTGACCCCCGCGTCAGCAGACGATGACACTGTTGCATTGGTGCTGGCCATGGACCGGTATGCGCTGCCGGAGGATTTCGATCGTCCGACCGGTGCGTGGCAGGACTTCCTGTCCGCCTACAACATCAAGCCGCTTGGTCCGCAAGAGTTCGCAGAAATGCGCAACCGGCGCGGCAGGAACATCGACACGGATAACCCGTTGTACTACACGATCTACGGTCTTGATCCGTCGAATACGTACCAAGTGCTGCACCTGGAGCCGTGGCCGTCGCAGCAAACGATGATGTCGTACGACTATCAGCGGGAGCACCCTGAGGTCGAGTTCGATACGGATCAGATCTTGTTCCCTAATTCCCAGCTGTCGATCATCATCGAAGCCGTCATCTATCTGGCCAACCGCGACTACAAGGACGACCAGCGCATGGGTGCTGCGTTGACCGAGTACCTACAGCAGTACAACGCAGCACGCTCGCAGCAACGCGTCACCAGCGATCACAAGGCGTTCACGCCGTGGATGAAGAACCGTGCCAGATCAGTGCGGCAGTCGCGTGGCGGTGTGCGCATCGATTACGGCGACTACTTTGATGTTGCCGGTAATACGGAGTTGGACTGATGCCCGACACACGTCTTATGCTGGACATGATGCCGTTGCGCGCTGGCTTAGCCACAGCTGGCAAGCGTTCTACTATTGATGAACGCAATTTGTGGGCGTGTCAGAACACCTATCCTGATTTGGATGGTCTTGTACGCTCTCGGCCCGGCATCGTCCAGCAAGGACAGCGGTTGATGTACCCCGACTCCACGGCGTCGCGGGGGTACGTGTGGTACGAGCCGTTCAGCGACTTGAGCTCGTGGTCGCAAGAGGACAAGACCAGTGATGCCAGCGTTGGGGTGGTCAACGGCCTGCTGACCGTATCACTGTCTACTGGGTCGTACGAGTTGACGCACGTGGACACTGGATCATCGGCTGGTGCTGGACAGTGCACCATACGGTTCACCGCCCGCATCACCAACC